CAATACCTTATCTGGTGTGGAATTATAGATTTCACCATATTTCTTCAAAGACATAACCAAAAGCTCACCTAATTTGTCTTGAAAGACCACCAAAACAGGAAGGTTTGAATCAGCATATGGTTTTTCCACTCTCCTGCTGAGAAACTGCCATTCGTCATAATATTTGTCAAAGGATGTGTTTTTGGAAGTTTGAATTTCGACATAACCTATTTGTTTGCCAACTAAATCAAAGATATCGCCATCCTGATTATATTTTTCTTTCCTTTTTTTTCCATGTGCTTTGAAAAGAATTGTAGGATTTAGCCTCTGCAAAGTTTCCAATGCTTTAGCCTCTGTTTTTGTGCAATATGTTCCCAAATACAATGTGTCCATTTTTGACCGCCTGACTTTCTTTGGTTCTTTTTCTATGAGTTTAGGTTTGGGTTTCTCAAATTCCAGCTCTAGCTGAATCATTTTTTTATCTCCCACTTTGTTGTTGTTTTAGCCATTTGATATCTTGCTCGTTCAACATCCGTTTCTTATATTTATTCAAATTTCTGCTATTAACAAATTTTGGTTTAGCTTTGATTTTTTCATTTATCTTAAGTTTGAGCATCAGAGACCTCCTTTTCTAGTGGGTTTTTTTCTTTTCCATTGAACATTATTTTGCTAATTCTATCCATCGCTATGTTGCGCAATCCAGACACATCATTTATTTCACAAGCTGTGTTTAGCATCCAACCACCATCTTTTCTTTGACACAAGACTCCACACAGCACTTTTGCTTCCCCTTTCAAGCTATCCACAGTGAGATGGATATAGGGAGCTTTGTGGAGTTTTTTTAGTTTGCGAAATCCTCTGTCTACTGAATCTGATTCAAAATAGACCTTAATCATTATACACATCCTGACCTGTCTTGGCACCCTTTTTATATTTGAGCACCATTCCATAGTTGTTTATGCCGGAAGGCAGTGAGCCTGCTTTTCTTAGCCAGTCATTGTTTTTAAACGACCTATAATTGACCACATGCTGAAATCTGCCAAATCTTTCCCCAACTCTTGCTACATCTGGATGCTGGTCAGCTATGCTTTGAGCCATCTTCAGTCTGCCATCATCAACATACAATTCATCCGTGTTGCCACCTTTCATAGTCATAGTGACTGCCTTGGCCTGCAAAAAGGCATTGAACAAGCAAGTGCCAAGTCCAGCCTTTAGCACTCTCAAGCTCAAATCAGTATCCTCGTTATAACGTCCCCTCCATCTTTCTTCTAATTTGCTATCAAGCAGATTGTTGTTCACCAAAATGCACGAATATATTCTAGTATTACTCACATAGGGTTTCAAAGTTGATTTGGCAATTGCAAAAAAACCATATTGTGGCCCACTCAAAGCCATATTTTCATATCTATCTGAAAAATCTTCCATTGCCAAAAAAATAGAACCATCTGTTACAACACATCCGAGATTTCTATTCAGTCTGGTGAAATATGAAATGTTATCGTCTAGACACCAATGTTTATTAAATCCTTTATCAACAGCCTTTTGCCAGATGAAATTTCTAACTGGAATAGAACCCTGACCAAGATTGCTAAAGGGTGTGACCAATATTTTGCTTGGGTCTTTTAGTGTTTTGGCATATTGAGCCTCTTCTTGTGGTTCTACAACAATTCTGTAGTCAACATTCATTTTGTCTAAAGCCTTAGCTGTTAGGTTGGAGTCATATCTGCCCTTGCTGATTATGAATACTGGATATCTTGTTTTCATTATTTTTCCACCTGCTGAACATAATGCTTGTCAGAATATTTTCTAACTATTCTCTCTGGAAATCCAATGCTGGGTTGCTTGCCTAGTTTTTGTTTCACTAGTTTCTCAAATGCATCTACCCCAGCTTGGTCATGAAAATGCACAACAAGTTTTCTGAAGGGTTTGATAAGCTCTGCCTTAAATTCTGGCATATTAACCCAATTGGTCTTTGAATCATTAACATCAATTTCTTTGGTTTTGGTTTTCATTTTTTTCTTTCTCCTTTGAGATAGGTGAGGTCAGATTTTTCAATGGCTAGTGAGCTACCCCATGCTAAAGCTGTGGGTTTTCTCAGAAGGAATTATAATTTTTGTGATTTGTTTGATTTGTTTTGAATTGGAATATGTTTAGTTTCATGCAATCGTGACAAGGAAACCCACTGATTTATCTGTGGGAGGAATTGTCACCCTCCAAGTGTTATAGGATAAGAAGTTAATATCTTGTTTCTTTGCATTCTGACATATTCTTTTGTTACTGTTTTTATTGTGTAGACTTATGAAGCCCTTTGATGCACCACCAATCAAACATAGTCCATGCTTGATGTGTTTTACTAAACTTCCTCTTTTAAAACCTTCACTCATAGAACCGCCAAAACTTTTTCTAACTCCACCTTTAGAAAAATTCTGAACATGCAATTGTCTGTTATGAAATTGCAATGGAATTATTTCTAGAACTTTTGTATTATCTGGTTTTGTATGTCCACCCACTATTTGATTTGCAAGAACCCAACTGTCTACACAATGAGCATCAAATCCACTGCTTAGTTTCTTTCTTGTCTTATTTAAACCTAGGGCATTTCTATCAATATAAGTTGAAAATCCAGGTGTCTCTTTTAGAGTTCCTAGTTTTCTAAGTTCAGAATAAAACCACTGCTTACCAACTTCAATAGGGCTAAAAGACACATTCCACTTTCTTTGTCCTTCTTTACTCACTGCTTTAATATCTTCACAATTGAAATGTGTAATTGGGAATAATTTCAATAACCATTTGCAAATTCTTAACTTCAATTGCCATCTTGATTTTGTGCTTGGAACTAAACCACCTATTGCTCTATTCCATCTACATTTTCTATAGGGCGTATTTCTTGAACGTCTTGTCCTTCTCAGTATCTTTCTTGTTTCCATTGCTCTCTTTACCCAACCAATTGCATGGGTTTGTATATTAGCAAAAGTATGAGATTCTGATTTTACAGTGAAACCCTCTCTCTTTGAACCTGGGTCTATTCCTACTGCAATTTCTTGAAACTTTCTATCTGAGGGTTCAACATTTAGTCTTACACAATAGATTCCACGTTTCCAAAAACCAGTTGCTTTTTTGAATTTAATCCATCTAGCCGCCCTTGAACACGTGGTTGGCATCAATGGTTTATTTAAAGAATCTACTACTGGAACAAACATTTACTTCTCCTTGAATTTTTATTGCTATAAGCAGAGAATTCTAACTCTTTTTCTACATCACTTCGACATTGGATTTCAGAGGGAAAGAAGACTAGTGAAGCATCCTCAATATCTTTTGAACTACCACGTTCAGAAACCTAATTATTAATGTCTAGTCAATAGTTTTTAATCTTGTGTTTGATAGTTGGCTACCTTTCACAAGCCCACGATATTTATTCGTGGGTTATTGACTTGTTCATCCTTTGATGCTTTATTCTGAATTACACGTGTTTTCCATGTGCTTTGGCAAAAATTTGTCTATTTCTCCACCTGCCAAGGCTCTTTTCAGTTTTATTTGTAGAATTAGCATCCGGATAGTATCCATATTTAATTCTGAATTCAGCGCATAATATTGTCTGCTTATTTGAACGCAGTTCAGCCAATGTTATTTTTTTCATTTGTGTTTCTCCTTTGAAATTCCCTGCTCGAAATGAGTCAGGGTGTGTCTCATCTATAATAGTATTATACCATATAGAATTTGTTTTGTCAAGGGAAATTGAGAATACATCTTCTGCCCTCAATCCTACTCAAGTAGATTCATGTGAGCTACCCCACGCTAAAGCTGTGGGGCTTCCTTCTTCAACAAACAATATTTACTTCAATGTTTGGAATAGTTTTAAAGTATTTCAACATCGAAGAAGTGATATCATTCTCCAAAGGCTTAAATTCCTTGCGCTCCGCAAGTATGTAGATATTATACCTCTTTTGCCTTTAGAAACAAGTGTTATTTCAACTCCTGATTCATCCCTGTGCTAAAGCATCAGGGTTTTTGTGTCTCACTTACAATATTATTATACCATATAGAATTTGTTTTGTCAAGGGAAATTGAGAATACATCTTGTAGATTCATATAAGATATTGCGCCTTTTAACAATAATTGAAAAATTTCATTGCAAACAAAGGCTTTTCAGACATGAGTTTTTCAATTTATTACAATTTGTTTAATTGTTTAAGCACCCACATGAAACAAATTGTAATAAATTTGATAAATTAGGTAATAATGTGGGGGAACAAATCAACAAAAACATGTAAAACCTTATATTGAATTATTACTGTAGACCAAAAAGAGGAGAACACCATGACAGCAAAGCCAAACAATATTAATGATATTTTGATGAAGATGAAAACAATGACCCCACAAGATGATGAGTATGCTTTCTATTGGGAATTGGTCATTGAAAGTTATCACGGGCTTATTCGAAACCTATGTAAAAACAGAGCTCATGCTGAGGATTTCTATCATGAATGTATATTAAAAATTCCAGATTTGGTTGAGAGCTGGGACATAGAAAAGGGGGCATTCTCCACTCACCTAGTTTGGACGTTTAGAGGGTTCATTCAAGGACTTGAACATCGCAACACTACTGTTAATTTCAATCAAACTATGGAAAAATATTATGCAAAGAAACATAACAGAATAGAAAGAACTGTTAGTTACATTAATTTGGATAAGCCAAATGATTTAACAGGTGATTCAAGCAAAAGAGAATTTTTCTTACCATTGATACTATCCACTATTGAAGCTGATATTCATTTCGAAGAGTTGATGACAATTGCTTCAGAGGTGGAGGATTTTAATATATGGAAGTCTTATCACATGGATGATGCTAAAATCAAAGACCTTGCTATCCAAATGAATCTCCCAAATCATGCTGTGCGTAAGAGAATTAAAAAAGCAAATGATAAAATTGCAATAAAACTAAAAGGGAAAACATGAATAAATTGAAAACCACACTTGAGGAACTAAAAGCTACACAGAATTTAATTCAAGAAAAACAAATTGCTAGAGATAAAAGTAATGCCTATATTAAATCAAAACTGGCTGAGTCCAGACAATTACTTGAGGAGATGCTAGATGAAAAGAACCAAGAAATTTGATATACCAGATTATCCCATGAAGTGTAAACTAGTGACACCATACAAGATTAAAAACCTCTGGGCTTGTTATGATGGGGACGATAAGATAGAAGTCTTTTTTGATATTGAAGAATCACACTGGCAAGCAACTGTGGATTTGAACACCAAGATAGTCTGTTATTATTATACCAAATTTTCAGTTTGTCCAAAAGTGAGCGCTTATAAATTGCTCATTCCAGAAATAAAAATGGAATTCAAACAATTCACCACACAAAAGGTGGATTGGGAAAGGATTTGAACAGGATTTGAGGTTAAATCAGAAACTTACTTAATATAATAAATCTATACAAATCTAATATAGAAACACACCTGAGGAGGAACAAATGACAGCACCAGATTATAAAATGATGATAATGAGCTACGGGGATGGCATACCCTCAGAAAATTTAGACACATTCATAGAGGCTATCAGATTATTTGACAAGCAGTCTAAGAATTTATATGAAGGGAAGAAAATAAAATATTACTTCTTGCCGGAAGAAATGGTGGAAATGCTTGATGCTGCCCAAAAGGAGACAGAATAATGACTCCTTTAGATAATATGTTGCTAAAATATTCAATTGACAACAATCCGATTCGTTTAACAGTCATACTAGAGAGCTTTGGCAAACAAGCCACTAAACCAAATCTAGCTGCTTTAAAGCTGCTCATTGGGGAAAATGACAAGGAAGTCATTGCCATGTTTCTGGGTGATAAATCTTCTGAGAAGTCCAAGGAAGAACAAATCCAAGACGCTACAGCAAAACAGCTTGAAATAGAAAAAGCAAGAAAGCCCCACCAAGATGATTTGGAGATTATGGTAAAAAGAATTTATGGAGAACCCAGTGATAGCAAAGCGTTAGGGAATAGAGTTTTAACTGGTGAAACTTTGCATTTTCATGTCAAGACTAATATTTATCCTTCCACGCTGCTAGACAGATTTGCTTTAATGGCCCACAAGCAATCAGTAGCATTAGACTTCTACCCTAATTTTGGAACCAAACCACCCACATATGAATGTGCAATTGCTGGAACACATAAAATCAATAGAGTCAAAACAACACGAGTGGATTAATGACAACCTTTGCAGATTTGAAAACAGACTATAAATTAATTTCTGCAATTGCTTTCTGGGATTATTACAAGCAAAAGAAATATATATTGAAAATGAGTTATTCGAAAAATGGACATGAGGCATACTACATTAAAGTTAAAAAATCCCCACAAATCCCACAAAAAGAGGAGTAACAAATGGAGCAGAGGAAAATGGTTAGTATTACTAGTGCTGATATGGATGTTCAAATAATTCTCGAAGTGCCAAAAGACATCCTAGAATACAGACTACTGGAAAAACAAGACTTAATTGATAAAATTCTTGAGGCCAGACAAGAGCTCGCCATACTAAAGAAAAATCCAATTGATGAAGCCAAGGTCCAAAGAACTGCAAAAGATAAGAATATCTATGCATTAGCCCAAGAGCTGTTCATTTTAAGGACTACCCTTAAAGAGGTTTTAAAAACTACACTTAAAGAGATTTTATCAGAGGAAAACAAAAAAAGAGATTCTGATGGTAACAAGATTGAAGAGATTAACAAGATTGAAGAGGCTAAGGAAATTAAAGAGGTTAACAAGATTGAAGAGGTTAAGGAAATTAAAGAGGTTAAGGAAATTAAAGAGGTTAACAAGATTGAAGAGGCTAAGGAGGAAAAAAATGTCCAAACAACCCAAATCAATAAAAATACAACAAGAGAACCTACGGAAGCGGGGAAGAAGCGCCCTTACGGTGGGACAAGGTAATATTTTGTTGGCAATGCTCATTGACTTGATGGCTGATGATAAGGGTAGACGAGAATGCTTTGCTCTGATAAGGGAATTTTATAAAACCACTCTAAATCAGGACTTGGCGACCTCAAGCTATTATGAAATATATGAACGAGCTAAGTCAAAATGGCTAACAAATCTATCTTTACCAAATATTGAGAACTATAAAAAGGCTCAACTAGCTAAATCAGAAATGTTGGAAGAGGAAATTAGACTAAATTCGTCTAAAGATATTGTTGACCAAGCTAAAGTTTTTACAGATATTTGGAAATACAACGATAATATTGTTGGAATAAATCAACAATCCTCAAGTGACAGTGTAATAATTAGCATTAATATGGATGCAAAGAAATCTATAAATGCCTTGGATTTTGATGATGAATAAATCATCAGTTGAATTAATATTAAATACCAAGCAGGAATTAGCTTTAAGCCTTCCTACTAGAAGACTGCTACTTACAGGTGGTGTTCGCTCAGGCAAATCTCTTGCGGCAGCAATTAAAATCAGAGAAATTGCTTTAAGGATTCCAGGTAGCCAGATATTAATAATGAGGGCAACATTAAAAGAAATTCGAGATGACGTCTTTAAGACCCTCTATAATCCAATTGACGGTCTGTTAGCGAATGAGAATGTATATGGCAGATTAAACAAGAGCAACTATGAGCACAATTTGCCAAATGGTTCTAAAATTCTATATAGACAGGCAGATGATGAAAAGAAGCTACTTGGACTAGATTTGAGTTGTGTGTATTTTGAACAAGCAGAAAACATCAAGAAGGCGGTTTTCGATTATGCCTTGACAAGACTGACTTTCTGGGGAGATAGTAAAAATCCTCAATCAAGAGGCTATCGGTATATTGAGAAATATAAAGGGGGGGAGTATTCCAACACTATCGCAAAAAAGCCTAATCATTTCTTTATTCTCAGTTGCAATCCAGACACGGGAAGCTGGATATATGATGATGTTATTTCAACCTGCAATGACTACACTCCTTTTACACCTCATGTTAAGCATCAGGACCTTGGCTGGGATATAGTCAATTTTCAGACAACAGATAACGTCCAATTACCAGATGTCGCCAATTATATAGAAGAGATTAAGCTAACTTCCTCAGACACCCACTATAGAAGGATGATTTTGGGAGAATGGATTGGTGGGGAAGGACAAATCTTTTCTCATTTCATTACTGGATTGCATATTGTCTCTGATTTTGTTTATAATGAGGATATTCATGAACTGGTTGTTGGCATTGACCCAGGCTCAGTTCACTACACTGCTGTTATTTTTTGCGCATTTAACAAGAAAACCCAAAAATATATAGTGTTCGATGAGATAAAGATAAAGAACACGATTATCCCAGAGATTGCTCAATTAATTAAGGACAAACTATTCGGGTATAAGATAAATATGAACAAGGTTGATTTCCTTATTGACCATGCTGGAAACCAGAATGAATCAAATGGTGTATCTAAGGCTGACCAATATAAACAATCTAAAATTTATGTTAGAAATGCCAACAAAATTACAGAAGGTGCATGGGAACGTATCAATGGGCTTTTTAAGCAGAACAAGATTCATATAGTTGGTTCGAACATTGGCTTGTTGAATGATATTAAATCAGCAAGATGGACAAAGGATGGAAAGCTTGACAAGGGCACAGGAGAGCGTGCTTATGACTCTCTGGACGCATTTAAATACGTGTTGAATCAATTTGCCTATGGAATTAACTATTCAGAGCCTGCACCAATTATAAAAGATGGCAAGGCGCTGGCTCAATTGAGATTAAACCAAATTTTCAACAATGCGGGAAAGGATGAACAAATTGTTGAAGATGGAAAATGGGGACTGTAGAAACAAGTATTATTTCAATGTTAAGGTGATGGATAACTGGATAGTTAAATCATTCCTTAGCCAACATGAAACCAAAGGAGAAATAAATGACAGAAATGAATCCGCAAGAAGATAAAATTAACCCAGCAGAGAACCTAATCAATACAGAGCCATCACCAATTGAATTGCCTACTGGCGTGACTGAAATGCAGCTCACTCAAAAGGCTATCGCTTGGAATGCTCAATGGCAAATTCTCTTTGATAAGAAGAAGTCAAACTGGGAACAGAACTATGCCTTATTTAAACACTTTGACAAAGGGCTTGTAGAAAACATCTCTCAGAAGACTTATGATGTATGGGCAGCTATTCAATCTGAAATTCCTCATTTGATTAATAGCATATTTACAAAATCAGAAATTGTCAAGGGAATTCCAAAGTTTGAAGATATTAACGGAAATAGCTATAAGGTGAATTCTTATATCAATAAGATGATGCTTGTAGGTAATCAGGGCAGAAAGATTGCTTCAGACGCCATTCAAGATTTTTTGGTGTTTGGCAGCTGTATTTCCAAGACATTTTATGACAGTGTGGAAGCCTCAAAATTTAATCTAGAAACCCAGCAATGGGAAGAGGCATATGAAGGTAAGCCTAGCGTATACAATGTTGATATCTTTAACTTTGCCATTGACCCATCCTTTAATGGGCATGATGTAAATGATGCTGAATTCTGTAGAGAAAGATTGTTTTTCACAAAGGAAGATTTAATCAAACTTGCTGAGTCAGGTGAAATCATACACATTGATGAGAATGAGTTGTCTCCAAGTAAGCCTGCAGACTCAGGCAGAGATATTAGAAACAGAATTGATGGCTTGGCTCCTCAGAAGAATGATAAGGTATATGTTGATGAATTTTGGTGTAAGCTTGCTTATAAGGATGAAACTGGTGCACAAAGAACTGGCAAATATTATTTCTGGCTATTAAATAATCAACATCTGATTAAATTCAAGCCAAACATATTTAACAAATCACCATTCAAAGTGGCAAGATGTTATAGATTGTCTCATGAGTTCTTTGGTATTGGGGATGTAGATGTCATGACGAGCTTGTCAGAGCATATCAATGTAACACATACTCAAGGTGCATTACTGGCGAAGAAAACTGGACAAAAGCTCACAATTTTAGGCCCTGCTGTTGGAATTGACCCACAGCAATTGAAGTCCAAGGAAAATGGTATAATTATGGTCAAGGAAATGAGTCAGATTAAAACAGAAGATACAACTGCTGGCTCAGACCTTGCAACCCTGATTAATTATAAAGCCTCATTAAAGTCAGATTTGAATAATGCGGTTGGTATCAATGATATTATGAGAGGTGAGGCTCCTGGAGATATCACAGCAACAGAAGCAAGCATCCTTAATAGCAATTCAAGTGCACGATTGGCTATGAAGCTGGCTAATTTCCAAGATGAATGGGTGTCTCCTATTGCTGCGAGCTTCTATGATTTGAGCAAGCAATTTATTGATACATATAGTTTCTTTGTTGAGAATGAATTAATTCAGCTCACACAGGCTGATTTCGAAGGCTCCTATGATTGGGTAGCTCAGGGCTCAACTGCCTTGGCTAACAGAAATCTACGAATTAGACAGATGACAGAAATTGGGCAACAGCTGGCTCAGGCTAGCATAATGGCTTCTCAAAGCAATGGGATGGTCATTTTCCCCAGTTTTGATTTAGGTAAATTCACGCAGAATGAAATCATGAGTTTGCTAGAGATTCAGAACCCAGCTCAATACTTCAATGAGCCACAGATGCCCCAGATGCCCCAGATGAATGATATTGGTGGTAATCCTAATGGTGCGCTCCCAAATCAGATGCCTATTTCTGATAGTTCTATGAATATTGGCGCTTCTGAGGGAATAGATTCTGGTGCAGCTAATTCAGTTGTAAACTAATTCATCCTACCTAGTTGAATATTTCTATAAAAATTTAATATAATGAGGAATATAATGGATGAAGCATCACTTAATATTCTAAAATATAGACAGTTTCTTATCTCTGATTCTTACCCATTATTTATTTATATACTTCAATCTGAGTCTGAAGCCCTAGTCAGCAGAATGATTAATGAGCCAGATAAAGAAAAATTATATGTTTTGCAGAAGCAATTGCAAATTTTGCAGCAGTTACCAAATTTAATTAAAAGTAGAACTTTTGAGCAAGAGGAGAATCATCCTTCTTGATAATTTAAACCCCAATCATGGGATAATTAAACCAAGGGAGAACAAATGGAAAATCTTGAAAATACACAGACAGATACTGAAACAACTCAGGTAGAACAAGTCACTGACAATCTACCCACAGAAACTCAAGACACTGTTGCAGAGGATGACTTATCCCAACCTGTCAACAACCTTGATGATGCCAAGAGAGTCTTAGATTCGCAGTCTAAGAAAGCATCATTAAAAAAATCCTCTGAGAAACCCAATACTCAAACAACCATTGATTATGAGAAACAGTATAAGGAGCTACAGAAGCTCACTGGTTCGCATAGCAAAGAACTTGGGGAGTTGCGAAAGTTCTACAAGGAAAATCAGCAGGTTATTGACTCTTATAAACAGTTCATTGCGCAGCAAGAAGAGACAGATATGTTGGCTAAATACCAAGAGAATCCAACTCAAGTGCTCAAAGAACTGGCTAGAAGAGAAGCTCAAGCCCAGATTGCTCCTTACCAAGAACAAATTTCTCAGGCACAAGCTAGTAACATTAACTCTTCGATTCAACAAAACTTGGGCGCAGATTATGAAACCTATGCACCCGTTATGGCAGAGATGTTAGATGGCTTTTTGGAGATGGATGCTGCTCAAGGGACCAATTACGCCACAGAGCTTGCAAACAATCCCCAAGTTTTGGTTCAGTTAGCTGCTGGTAAACTTGCCCTAGAAGGCAAACAACAGCAAGCCCAACAGAATCAAACAGCACAACAGACTAAAGCTAACAATCTTAGAATTGCTCAGGGTGTCGGTAAGGGTTCTAAAACAACCTCTTCTGCCCCAAGTGACTTTAAGAGTCTTTCAATTGATGAGATGAGAGCGCAAATGAAAGCAGCAGGCATAATTCAATAATCCTCTCAAATTAAATAAATTATCTTAAGGAGATAATCATGGCAAATAAAACACAAGGTTATGTAAATTATGGTTCACAGTTTGGTGTTTCAGTTAATGCCAGTGGCAGCGCAGTAGTTGTCAATGGTCTAAACATTGGTAGCCCTTCAGCTTCTGGTGTAACTGCCGCTTTCACAATCCCAGAAAGTTTCAATGCTCAGGCTAGACTCTTTGTGGTTGCTGCAAATGGCAACGCAAATGGAACTGTCACTGTATCTGGTGTTTCCAATACAATCAATGGTTCAGCAGCTGCTTTGACTGTCAGCAACTTGGCAAGCAAGCAGTTTTACAATGTTTCTGGAACTAACTGGGTTAGCTTCTAATCTAGTTTACATCTAATTTACATTTAACAAAAAAATCTATGCCCTAGAAATAATGGGCTATTATCTTAAGGAGATAATATCATGGCACAAAATACTACAATTAATACCTCAGCAGTAATTATGAGCTGGTTCGAAAAGAAGGCCCTTACTCGCTTGGTTCAGGATACTCATCTACACTCACTAAGCTGGAAGCGCACTTTGGAAACTGGACGTGGTAAGACTGTTACTTGGGTGCGCTTTGGTGTGCAGGCAGGCAACACTGTTCCTTTGGTTGAAGGAACTTTGGTGGCCGCTACCAGTGTAACTGCTGCAAACGTAACTGCTACTTTAAACCAGTATGGTGAAGTGTTTAGTTCTTCGGATTTGTTAAACGACACTTCAGTTACCCCAATGGAAGAAGCACTACAGGACCAAGCCACCCAGGCTTTGGCATATACGGTTGATGCAGTAATCCGAGCAGAAATTGATAGCACTTGTGTCACTTTCAATTCGAATTTGTTTGCTGCTAATGGTGCTGCTTCTATTGCAGCTATTGTTGCAGGTGATACTCTCAAGGCTCAGGACTTGCGCAAGCAGGTTGCAAGACTTGCCCAGACCAATGTTCCTAAGTTTGATGGAGAATCCTATGTAGCAGTCCTTGGCGTGTCAGACGCTTATTCCATTCGCTCAGAAACAGCTGCTGGTGCATTCTTGACCTTGGCTCAACAGAGTGACAGCGGTATCAAGATTATCAGTGAAGACAGCAAGACCATCAATAAAAAGAAGGGTCTAGTTGGCAATATGTTTGGTCTTCAGATTTATGAATCCAGCTTACAGCCAGTTATCAACAATGGCACAGTGGATGTTTCCTACTCATACTTCTTTGGTGATGAGTCGATTGCATCAGTTTCGCTGAGCTCGCAGAACATGCAGTTGTTCAGAAACAAGGGTGTTTCCTCAATCTATGACACACTACAGCAGATTGGCAGCACAGTGGGCTACAAGGCTTACTACGCAGCTAAGAACCTTAGTGAAGTGGGTTCTGATAGAATCCTCGTCATGGGTGGTGCAGTAGCACTATAAAGTATTAACAAATAATAAACACAAGGGTGGCAGGTGGTTTCAAAACTGCCTGTCACTCAACTTTTGAAGAGCTTCCTGTGACCATGTGGTCATGGGATTTGGGATAGAAGGCTGGTTAAGCCCTCCTCTCTTAACCAGTCTCTCCCTACCAATATAATTAAATAGGAGCAAAAAATGATTCCCAATATGCCCAATGATGGTGAAACAGAAATGTCAGCAGTAGAATGTGTTCAAGAGATGTACGACATGCTCAAAGAGAAGAATTTTTCTGAAGAAATTCTTAATAACGCCCATCAGCTAGTCAAGAAGGTCCAGAATGAAAGCAAGGAACTTTCTAATGTGGATGATATGGAAAAAGATATGCCCAACTATGCAAAGATGTCCAAGGAAGAAATGGGACAGGATTTGAAGAAGAAGGGTATTATCAGTATTTCAATTGGCATGGAACCAAAGAAAGCCTGAGGAGGCAAAGTGATTAAGTTAAAACCAAAAAGAGTTAGAGTCTCAGAAGTAATTGGTATTAAATTTAGTAATTCTGAGCTAGCCAATCAAAAGAAGTTTGGCATATGGACTCCTGAGAATACTGAAATGATTGTTTCAAATGAAAGAGCACTTAGTGTGGCAGCATTCGAGAGAAAATTAAAAAAATTAGACAGTAGATTGTTTATTCATTTTAATACAGCCATACCTTCTAAAGCAGAACCATTTGGGCATATAATCAGATTTCACAGACCAGACATAGATGAGAAATATGATTTCATTGTTGGTGTCGGTATTGGTGGAAATAAACTATTACCTGCCCAATCACAATACAAGCATTTTTATAATGAGGAAAAAAAAGTATATGAAACCAGAATGATTGCTTTAGGATGGGTCGCTTCCCAAGAGGCTGTTATTCATTATCTATTAGCAAGAAAATCAGGAGCATAAAAATGAGTTTAAAAAATCTTGGTGAAATCAGAGCAGAAGTTCAGGATTATTTGGGAATGTTATCCCTTGACGCTAGCACTACCCCATCCTTAAGCAGATTGAATATATTTATTAATGATAGCGTTAGGGAGTCAATGTCTAAATTCAATTTTAGACAGTTAGAGACCTCTTGCAGAATTCCTTTCTTTCATACTATTAATTCTGTTCAGGGAGCTTATTTCTCTGGCATAAGCACTTTACCTTTGGCTGGCTCTGGCATATCAGCAACAATTTTGCCATATCCAGCTGATAATTTATTAGTTAATTGCCAAGTTGTCGACCCTAGCTTTAGTTATTCTGGGGTGACATTTGTAGGAACTGATAGTTTGGGTGCTGTTTATACTGGTGTCTCAACTCAGGGCTCAGGAGTGACTGGTTCTGTAATAACCCTGGGTTATTCCTATGAATTGCCAGAACAAATTGACCAAATCTACTCGATTGTCATTCCTCAGAATGCTATTAAGCTGACTTATATTCCTCAGTATGATTTAGAAAGAATTTTGCCAAACAACATTCTAACTGCTTCTGGAACACCAGCTTATTACACAGAGTTTCAAGGAATGTCAGACAACAATACAAAGAGCATTCAATTCTTCCCACAGCCAAGCAACACATTTAGTGGACAGAGTTTTGTTGTCCATTATAAGAAGATGCAAATTGATTTGGTGTTAGATAGTGATGTTCAGCAAGCGCTTCCCCAAAACTACCAAGACATTATAATTGACGCTACTCTGGAAAAGACATATGCATTCCTGTCTGATGAGAAAGCAATGTATCATAAAAACAGAAAAGAAGAGCGCATGACGGATTTAACAATCTGGGCCGCTAATCATCTTGACTACACTGAGGTGGAGCGAGACGCAAACTTCCTTGGCTCAACTAACGCATCGTATATCACATCAGTTCTATTCAGAATATAAAGCCATAACTAGGCTCAAATAATATAGGAGAAACACATGGCAATCTTTAAGAAGAGAAAAACCTCCCCAATCATCAATCTATCTGCCTCTATGGATATGCGCAGTAATAATGAAGTGCTCAACATTGAAGACGAAGCTCAAAGACTGATAGCATTTAATTTAGAAAATGCAGACTTATTCCATAGTGCTAGTCTTGAGACCAGAAACGGGACAGAGGATTTGTCTAATGGAATGGCTGGATACCCCTCTTGTGAAACCACATTTGTAGACTTGCCTGCTTCCTATGGGTCAGGTCTATCATTTTATACAACGTCAACTCAACCCCTGATAGATTTTCCTGGGTTGATGTTGATTGCCTCTGGAAATACTGTTTTTAAATCTGCCACATTGGAGTTAAAGAGCTCTGTAGACAAATCAACATTTGAAGCCAATCCAAGCTTTTATAATTCAAATTTAGCAATTCAAGCCACTCTCTATAAGATGAATTATATCCATGTGCCATCTTCCGGTCTTGGTGTGATGTCAGGAATTGGTGCCTCCCCATTTAACAATGTCCATGACATCTCGCTAAATGGTAATTTCAATTCGCCACAATATCCACAGTTTTTTCAATACGGCAATGCCTTATCAGATGTTCAGTGGATTGCAAAGACTGATAATGATGTGTCATTTGACTATACCTATGATTCTAGTCTTGGACAATATGTAGGCTCTGGAACATATACATATAAGTTCTCTGGTCCAGTGCCTTTGGTTTCTGGACAAGGATATTGGATTAGATATGCTATCAGAAATGCAGATGGAACCACAACCCCAAGGGGTATTTCTATTGAATATTTGGACAACCCAAACACAGATGCTTATCCAAACATAAGATTTGGTGAGGAATTCTTTTACATTGGTGTTCCTACCAATAGTCGTAATTCCATTAGAAAATTTGGTCTAGAAAAATCAAGTCCTGTAACTAATATGAAAGAATATTGTTCTCCGGGATATTTAATTGCCGATTATCCTGCCCTTGCTGGATTCTATCCCATCCCAGTTGCCAGTGGTATGGATTTAAATTTCAATAAATCAGTAGCTAAAATCTCAGCAACTGCACCTGTTCCTTATACGAAGCCCTTTGAATTAGATTCAACATGGCTTGGTCAATATGTTTCTTTGTCATTTTCTGGAACAAGAATAATCTATGGTGGTTACCATTACGCTCAGTTAAGAAGAGATACCCATCAGTATGCGTTTACCAGCGCATTTGTTTATAACAATGCCTATCAGGAGACTTCAGGAACGACTCCTAAGACTGTTATTTATGAAGCTGGATTGTTTAAAATTGATTCTGAAGTAGGAACTTTGGTGGGACAAGATTTAAATGTATCCACAAGTAAAATCGCCAGTTTTTCTGGAACAATTAATTTTAATGATGATAATAAAAACATATCTGATGCAGTAATCAACCCATACAGTAAGTGGGCGAATTATCATGGTCAAAAAATTTATTCAATCTTTGATAATCCAATAACTATTGCTTCTGGCAATTATATTTATGCTGTCAAGTATTTTGATGACCAAGGCAGAGTCTATCAGGACTTCTCCACAAGAACAACTCCTACTAATTCCTATGAATATATGTTGGATATCAGTGCTGGCGTGACATTAAATGGCTCTGGTATAGTAACTAACTGGAATGGTGATGACCAAACATTTATCAGTCCTTCTGGTTTTTATGTGGCTGACATGTCATGCGGACTAATTTCTATTGCCCCTAATTCAGCC